CGAGGAAGAGGTGCAGGAGGCACAAGCGTACGTCGAGGCCTGCATGAGGTGGGTGCCTGACTGGGCCAATGGCCTACCCATCGACTGCGAGTCCGGCATAGGAAGAAGTTACGGGGAGTGTGAATGAGCGTAGCGCCGTGGTCGTTCAGCAAGATCAAAGCCTTTGAGAAGTGCCCGAAGCAGTTCTACCACCTGAAGGTGGCGAAGGACTACAAGGAGCCGGAGACGGAGGCCATGCTGTATGGCACGGACTTTCACGAAGCCTGTGAGCTGTACATCCGTGATGGTAAGGACTTGCCAGGACGCTTTGAGTTCGTGCGCCCCATGCTGGAAGCGATCAAGGCTAAGCCCGGTGAGAAGCTGTGCGAGTATGAGCTGGGCTTGACCGAAGACCTTGAGCCCTGCGGCTTCAAGGACGAGAACGTCTGGTTCCGGGGCATCGCTGACCTTATCGTGTTGGACGGAGACACGGCTTGGGTGATCGACTACAAGACCGGGCGCAATACGCGCTATGCAGATACCGGGCAGCTTGAGTTGATGGCCCTCGCCGTGTTCAAGCATTTCCCTGATGTTGAGAAGGTGCGCGGCGGGCTGCTGTTCGCCATCGCCAAGAAGATGATTAAGGGCAGCTACGACCGGGAGAAAGAACCGGAGCTGTGGGCCAAGTGGCTCGGGGACTTCAAACGCATGGAGAAGGCCTTTGAGCTAGACGTGTGGAATGCCAATCCAAGCGGGCTATGCCGTCGTCATTGCGTGGTGCTGGAGTGCCCGCACAACGGAGGAAAGTGATATGCCTTACGTCAACAAACCAAGGCCATACAAAAAAGAGTACCAACAACAGAAGGCCCGGGGGGAGCTACCAGCCCGCAGAGAGCGGGAACGTGCCAGAGACGCGCTGGACAAGAAGGGCGTCAACCGCAAGGGCAAAGACGTTAGCCACAACAAAGCCCTGAGCAAGGGTGGGAGCAACAAAGACGGCTACAGGCTGGAGAGCCCCAGCAAGAACCGCAGCCGTAACTACAAGAAAAAAGGGCCACAGAAGAAGTGATTTATGGAGATCATCAAGAACGCGGCGGTGCTGCTGAACCTGCGGCACCCCAAGAAAGTCACGACCGTAATCCCCAAGAGTAAGCAGCTAGACGACAACAAGGTGGTGGTGAAGTGGGACATCGACGCAGCTCATGTCCTCAAGAACCTGAACATACGGGTGCCATCACCGATACAAGGCCAGTACGACTGGCCCGGGAAGCACAAGCCCTTCGATCACCAGAAGAGCACTGCTGCGTTCCTGACCATGCACAAGCGGGCGTTCTGCTTCAACGAGCAGGGCACCGGCAAAACCGCGTCTGCCATCTGGGCAGCGGACTTCCTCATGAAGCAGGGGAAGATCAAGCGCGCCCTCGTGGTGTGTCCCCTATCTATTATGGACTCGGCGTGGCGCTCGGACCTGTTTGAGTTCGCCATGCACCGTAAGGTGGACATCGCCTACGGAGCCAAGGACAAGCGGCGGCAGATCATCGAGGGCGATGCGGACTTCGTGATAATCAATTACGACGGCGTGGAGATCGTTGCCGATGCCGTCGCCAACGGTGGGTTTGACCTAATCATTATCGACGAGGCGACCCACTACAAGAACCCGCAGACCAAACGCTGGAAGACCATGCAGGCGCTGATCCAGCCGCAGACGTGGCTATGGATGATGACCGGGACCCCTGCCGCCCAGTCTCCGCTAGATGCCTACGGGCTGGCGAAGATGATTAACCCCAACGCCGTGCCCCGGTTCTTTGGCACCTTCCGCCAGCAAGTTATGCACCAGATCACCCGGTTCAAATGGGTGCCGAAGGAAGATGCTACGGAGACGGTGTACAACGCCCTGCAGCCCGCCATTCGCTTCACCAAGGAGCAATGCCTAGACCTGCCGGAGATGACTTACGTTAAGCGCGAGGTGCCCCTCACGGCGCAGCAAAAGAAGTATTACGCAGCCCTCCAGAGCCAGATGCTCGTACACGCAGACGGGGAGGAGATCACCGCTGCCAACGCCGCGATCATGATGAACAAGCTCATGCAGATCAGTTGCGGCGCCGTGTACTCCGACGACCACGAGACCATCGAGTTCGACATCAAGAACCGCTACAACGTATTGAAAGAGGTCATCGACGAGTCCAGTCAGAAAGTCCTTATCTTCGTACCCTTCAGGCACACGATTCAGCTTCTGGTAGATCGGCTCAACAAGGACGGAGTTACCGCCGAGTTCATTTCCGGCGATGTGTCAGCGGGCAAGCGCACGGAGATTTTCAAACGATTCCAAGAGCAGGTGCACCCCCGGGTGCTTGTCATTCAGCCGCAAGCTGCGGCCCACGGGGTGACGTTGACGGCGGCCAACACCGTCGTGTGGTGGGGACCCACCAGTTCCCTAGAGACCTATGCCCAGGCCAATGCCAGAGTGCACCGCTCAGGACAGAAGCACAAATGTACGGTCGTGCAGCTACAAGGCTCTTCTGTGGAAAAACACGTTTATAAGATGTTAGATAGCCGAATAAACGTTCACACTAAAATTATCGACTTGTACAAGGAATTACTTGACTAGCGTGAGTTTTGTGGTTAAAGTGGGCTTTCCTTGAGAGGAGACGTTCCAATGGCAACCACCATACCGCTAGAGAAGCTGACCAAAGCGTACATCAAGTTACGCGAACAGCGGTCGAAGCTGGCCGCTGAGTTCAAAGCTCAAGACGGAGAGCTGCTTGAGAAGCAGGACATGATTAAGAAAGCCCTGCTGGAGCACTGCAAGGAGCACAACGTCGAGAGCGTGAAGACTTCTGAGGGTGTCTTCTATCGGCAGATCAAGCGCCGTTATTGGACCAGCGATTGGGAGTCCATGTATCAGTTCATCATGGAGAACAATCTGCCTGAGTTCTTTGACAAGCGTTTGAACCAGTCGAACGTGAAGCAGTTCTTGGAAGAGAACCCCGAGATGGTCCCACCGGGCCTTAACGTGGAGTCGGAATACACCGTCTCCGTCCGCAAAAAATAAAGGGCTAATCATGAGTTCTGGATACGTTACGAAGAAAGAGCTTGCCGAGCATTTTCTGGTCGCTCCCACCACCGTCGAAGGATGGATAAAGAAGGGGCTATTCCCCCCGGGCACGTTCATCAAAGTGGGGCGCACCTATCGGTTCAAGTTGCAGGAAGTCGAAGCACACTTCCAAAGCGAAGCGCTGAAGCTGGCCGAACCCGATCCGGAGGAAGGCGCCCCTGTACAGCTAGAGCTACCTTTAGAACTGCCGGAAGCCCGAGCTGAAGATACGGTTGAAGCAGAGGATGAGTTTGCTATCCCTGACTTTGACTCTGATGAAGACGTTTGAGGAGAACGTAAATGAGTGAGTTAGATATGTTCAAGGGCAACTCGCTGGTCAGCAGCGACTTGTTCAAATCCCTGCAAAATCTGAACGACAACTTGGCAGGTGGCGCTGGGTCTGGGGCCACGAACCGCCGAATCAGTCTGCGTGGTGGCAAGTTCCGTCAGGTAGTAAACGGTGACGAGATGCGGGTCAGCAAGAACGACTCCATGGAGGTCATCATTATCGACGCGGCGAAGATCGCCCGTACCTACTACTCCGGGGAGTATGACCCCAAGGCCACCGCTGCACCGACGTGCTGGTCTGCGGACACCAACGCCCCAGCCGGAGAGGTACCGGAAGATCAGCGCCAAGCAGACCGCTGCATGGATTGCCCGCAGAACGTGAAGGGCTCCGGTGCTGGTCAGGGCCGTGCATGTCGTTTCTCTCAGCGACTCGCTGTGGTCTTTCCTCAGAAAATGGATGAGGTGTATCAGTTACAACTTCCTGCCACGTCGATCTTCGGCGATAGCAAGGACGGCAAGATGCCCATGCAGGCCTATGCCAAGTTCCTCCGGGCCAATAACACTCCGGCAGTAGCAGTTGTGACGGAGATGTCCTTCGATGAAAACAGCCCGGTGCCGAAGCTGTTCTTCAAGCCCGTACGGCCCCTCACCGAAGAGGAGCTGGAAAAAGCCCTTGAGATGCGAGAGCATCAAGACACGAAGAGGGCCGTGACGCTTACCGTCGCTCAGACCGATGGTGTCCAAAAGGTGACGGTGCAAGAGGCACCGAAGCCCGCTCCCAAGAAGCGTGTGAACGCCATTGAGGCCGAAGACGCTGACGAACCCGTAGAAGAGCCTAAGAAGGTAGCCAAGAAGAAAGACGCGGCGCCTCCGGCTGAAGAAGCAGAGCTGTCGGGTATCGTCGATTCGTTCTGGGACGACGAGTAGTCCCCCACACCACGGCTAGGCTAAGGCCGAAAAGGGTGCTGCAGCGCCCCTGCCGTGGTGTCTCTATCAATCAGGTGGGATATGGATACGAAACAGTTTTTGCAGTGTGTGCTCGGGGGAGAAGGCCAGTACTGCACCTTTGCTGTCCGCAAGGCAGACAAGGTTATGAAGCAGGATTTCCATTCTTCCATTGACGAGTTAGTAGCAAGAGCAGAAGAGTTAGACGAAGACGAGTTCGACGTGTTCTATGGGGTAGCCACTTTCGGCCCTGAGAAGACAAGGAAGGTAACGAACGTAATTCAGCTAGGCAGCTTGTTCCTCGACATCGACTGCGGGAAGGACAAGCCCTATGCAACGCAAGGTGAGGGGCTGGACGCCCTCAAGAAGTTCTGCAAGCAGCTAGACCTGCCCAAGCCACAGCTCGTCAACTCAGGGCGTGGCATCCATGCCTATTGGTTTCTGTCAGAGCCAGCAGGGCTAGACGAGTGGCGAGTCGTTGCGGAGAAGCTGAAGAAGGCCTGTGAGGCTAAGAAGCTAGAGGCAGACCCAGCGGTGACGGCTGACGCTGCCCGGGTGCTCCGGGTGCCCGGTACGCACAACTACAAGGGCGATCCCCAGCGGGTCTCTATTCTCGGCAGTGCCCTGACTGAGGCCGTGGACCTGCACAGCTTCGGGGACAAGCTCGCCATCTTCATGCCCTCTGCGCCGAAAGTAGAGATACAGGGGAGCAGCGCGCTCATGGACGCGCTGGCCGGGAACAAGGAGTCGTCCTTCCGGCAGATCATCAAGAAGACTGAGAAGGGCGAGGGCTGCGCGCAGATCGACTACATCATTAGGCATCAGGACGCCGTGAACGAGCCTCTGTGGCGCGCTGGGCTGTCCATAGCTAGGTTTACCGTGGAGGGTGAGAAAGCTGCTCACGCCATATCCAGCAAGCACCCGGGGTACGATCCTGACGAGACCATCGAGAAGTTCAACCGCATCAAGGGACCGTACCTTTGTGCGCGCTTCGACGAGTACAACCCCGGCGTCTGCCAAAGCTGCCCCAACTGGGGGAAGATCAAATCGCCGATTTCACTGGGTAACAGGGTTCGGGAGCCGGGAGAGAACACGCCGGTGACTGTGGTAGGTACCCCTGCCAACCAACGTGATGCTGAGATGCAGACCTACGTTATCCCCGCCTACCCGGCACCGTACTTCCGAGGCACCAACGGTGGTGTGTACAAGAAGATACAGGGAGATGGGGACGACGAGGACCAAGACGTAAAGCTAGTTCATCAGGACGATTTCTACATCGTGCGGCGCATACGGGACCCCGAGATGAAGGACTGCCTGCTGCTGCGCGCCCACTGCCACATGGATGGGGTACGGGACTTTGTAATCCCCCAGCGGATGCTGGTGACGCGGGACGAGTTCAGGAAGGTATTGGCCGACGAAGGCGTAACGATCCTTCGCAATGCAGACGAGGTGCTTAGCTATATGGACACTTGGGTACAAGAGCTTAGACGGACAACGAAGCAAGACCACGCCCGGCGGCAGTTCGGGTTCGTGGATGACGGCCATGGGTTTGTGATCGGGCCGAAGGAATACTACGCAGACAAGGTGGCGGACAACGCCCCCACTCCCAACACCGCAGGGTTTATGCACGTCTTCCAAGCCAAGGGGACGCTAGAGGGCTGGAAGGAGATGGCGAACTTCCTAAACCGCCCCGGGCAAGAGCTGTATCAGTACGTCATGTGCGCGTCCGCTGGGTCGATCTTCATGCACACTTCTCCGGTACACGTTCTGCTTACGCACATCTGGAGTAAGGGCTCGGGCCTCGGTAAGACCACGGCGATGTTTGCCGGCGCATCAATCTGGGGGCAGCCCAAGGGGCAGGTCATGCTCCGTGACGACACCCTCAACTCTAAAATGTACCGCAGCGAGCTGAACCAAAACCTACCCCTCTTCATAGACGAGCTTACCAACATGCCGGGTAAGCAGATGTCGGACTTGGTGTACCACTTCACCGGGGGCCGGCAGAAGAACCGCATGGAGACTCACAGTAACGCGCTACGCTATCAAGGCGACGAGTGGAAGCTGCTAGCCATTTCGACCGGCAACACGAGCATCCTTGAACGTATCGGCGCGGTGAAGAAGGACCCAGATGCAGAGGGGCAGCGGGTCCTAGAGGTGCGGGCGGAGCCGGTCTTCGACGAGACTACTGATAAGCCCATAACAGATCAGTTCGCCCGAGAGGTGTTTCAGCACTACGGCCACGTCGGGCCGCTCTTGGTTCGCTACTACCTACGCAACAAGGAAGAGGTCGATAAGCTCTGCATCGACGTGCAGGACCGGCTAGACAAGGCAGCGGGGCTCAAAGCGAAAAACCGTTTCTGGTCTGAGGGGGTGTCCCGGGTAATAGTCGGGGGCCTCGTGCTGAAGAAGATGGGCCTTGTTGACTACGATATTAAGAACTTGTTCCAGTGGTGTGTGAAGGTCATCAAACAAAACAAAGCCACCATGGAGTCGAACACCACAAGCTGCGAGTCCATTGCGGCGGAGTACATCCAACAGCAGTGGGCCAACACCCTACGCATCAAGAGCACGGAGGACCGGCGGGGCAAGGAGAACGGCAACGGTTTAGATCAGCTTGTGATGCCGGAGGCGACGCCCCGGGGGGCCTTTACGGTGCGCTACGAGACCGACAAGTGCCGATTCTACCTACTGGCTAGCGACTTCAAGAAGTGGTGCATAGAGCAGCAGATCAATTACAACCAGCTTTGCGAAGATATGACGAAGGACCTTAGTGCGGAGCGGGTCAAGATACGCATGGGTAAGGGCACCTCTACCGTAACGCCCCCGGTTACAGCCATCACCTTTGTCAGTGAACGCCTCGGGGGAGACCTAGAGGAGGGATCGGGTGAAGCCGCGCCCGCTGAGGAAGGGTAATGTCTGCCCGGACGGAGTGCAGATGTCGGTGGACTGGGGTAGCTTCGTGATCGGCAGCTCGGTGTTTGTCCCCTGCATCGACACGGAACGTTGCAAAGAGCAAGTACTTCAAATTGCTAAGGAAAATAAGTTTGAGATAGAGACACGCCGGCGCATTGAAGACGGCAAATGGGGGCTTCGCATCTGGCGG